GACGTGCCCGCATCGGTCAACAGCTATTTAGGAATGCTAAAGCATGTCAACGGCTACAAGGCTAGACGCAAGATTTGCCAACGCCTAGAATGGCTAGGGTATCCATCAGATCCATCTTTCACCAAATTGCTTTCTTGAGGCATGTACGTCTTCGCCCCCAACCAGACCGTCGAGACTTTTCCCTACTCAATCGGCGCTCTGCGACGCGACAATCGCAACACCAGCTTTCCCCGCAACCCATCGGAGGAGATGCTCGCCGCCCAGCACCAGCATTTGATCCAGCCACGGAAAACTGCAATCAAGTCAACCCGACGCTAGAAAACGGCGAATGGGTGATGACCTGGGAAGTTACCCCCGCCAGTGCTGAAGAGATTGCAGAACGCCTTCAGCAAAAGTCTGCCGAGGTGCGTCAACAACGCAATGACCTGCTTAGCGCCTGCGACTGGACCCAACTTGCTGATGCACCAGTTGACCACGGCGAATGGGCAACCTATCGCCAAGCACTTCGTGACATCCCCGATCAACCTGGGTTCCCGTGGGATGTCACCTGGCCAACTGAACCCGGTTTAGGCTAATGATTGAAGCGGCGATTTCAGCAGGTGTAGCCCTTATCTCTGGGGTAGTTGTCCTTACCAATCGGCTCCACTCCCGAATTGGTGAGGTGAGTCGCCGGGTTGATGCTGTAGAACTACGTGTTGCAAAGGAATACCTTAGTAAGACGGAGTTCTCTATGGCATTAGAACGAGTGGAAGCTCACATGGTCCGAATTGAACAAAAACTAGACGGTATTTTAACAAATGGAAATCATCGCAATTCTTGAATCCCCTATCTTCTGGGTGATCGTGGCTGCTGCATCTGAAGTGGTAGGTATGTCCAAACTGAAGGATAACTCTGTCCTTCAACTTATCTTCACTGCTATCAATGCACTGAAGCCAAAAAAGTAATAGCAAGAGAAGCTGTAGACAAGGCTCTGTCTGATCTTGCACGACCTGATTCGTCATTGGATCAACCAATCTTTACTGAGACAGGTAGTTTCGGTGAGGATGGTTGGTCCATTTCTCTTACTGCACCGTGGAACAACAATGAAAAAGGACACTAAAAACTGGCCCTCTGGTAAAAGTGCTAAACCCTCTAAATCTACTCCTGTCAAATATGACCCAGGTATGGGCATTATGGCTCCGACCATTAAAAAAGCTAGTGGTCGTCTTCCTGGGCAGCGTAAGGGTTACAACGTATGACAAAACAAAAGAAGGCAACTGAAGATCAATTCAACGAACTCCATAACCTTGTCACAAAAGAGTTCCTTAGTCGGATTAAATCCGGTGAAGCCACCGCCCAAGAACTAAAAGCAGCATGTGATTGGCTTGTCAAGAATGACATCAGTGGTGTTGCTACTGAAGGTAATGCACTTAGTAAATTAGCTAATCTTATGCCACAAATTGACCCAGAAATGGTCCAACGGAGCTTATATGGCAAGCAAGAGATTTAGTGGACCCAAGTATGCCAACGGGAATTATAAAGCCCAACAGAAGGCATATAACCGCACTAAAAAGGGTCTTATGATCCGCCCCCAAGCCAATAAATTAAATAGAAAACTAGGAACCTACGGTAATGGTGATGGTAAAGACGCAAGTCATACCGGACCCAACAAAGGAAAACTTGAAAGTCCAAAGACTAACCGAGCACGTCCCCGTAAAGGCCAGAGGTACGCCTAATGACCCCACTACTTCCTAGTCCTGATCACTATTTACAAAACCTGATTACGATGACAAGTCCCGAAGCAAAGCGTCTTTGGAGACGCGCCATCAAAGAACACTTCAATTGCACTTGTGTCTATTGTGGAGAAACTTATGAATTACATGAACTTACTCTTGACCACGTTCGCCCTAAGTCTTTGGGTGGAGAAGATCTTACAAGTAACCTTGTACCAGCCTGTCATAAGTGTAATCAGGACAAAGGAAGTAACAATTGGCTTCAATGGATGAGAAATAAATTTGGGATTAATCCAAATCGTGAAACTTTAATTTTATCACATATTAGCTGATGGCTAAACCAGTAACACCACGACAAAGAGTTAAAGCGGGTACAGCTACTATGGTATCCCCGCAAGGAAAAGGAACAATATTTGATTATTATAATGATAGAGGTCTTATTCCTGCCAAAGATCAGCAAGGTAGTAGATTTAGAGACTTTGAGGAATTTAAAAATACAGTTCAAACCCGTACTACAGCTTACCTAAATGCTAACCCAGATAAAACACCCCAGCAGTCGCTGAATCTTGTATTGTCTCAACTGGAACAAAATAGATTAGCTAGACGTGATCCAGTAAGAGCAGCAGAAGCAGTAGAAAAAGCTGATCAAGCAAAACGCGGTACTGTTTATAAAGGTATTCCGTTTAAGATTGACGAAGACGGTATTGTTGATTTTGACAAACGAAAATACATGTCGAATCTTCCTCAGCCTGTCTATGACTACATTGCAGATACTCGTGGAGAAGATGTAGCTAAAGAATACAAGAAAGCTGTAAAGAAAGAATGGAAGGATATGGGTGCTAGGGGTCGAGAATTTAAAAGTAAAACTGGTGTTGAGGTCCATCGTGGTCACTGGTTAGCTAATAAATTTGGTGGTGCTGAAAGTGCTAGGGCAGCTGATTTAGAAATTGCCATGATGAATGTCCTGCATGGTGCTGACCCCCGTGGTAGTGTTGAAGCAGTAAAAGAATCATCTAGAATCTCTATGGGTTGGCTTGATGATTTTTATGAATGGGATCTTGTTAATAACAAGTTGAATGTTCCTGGATCTGAACTTCTTACCGTTGAAGATCTTCAAGGAATTTCCACTGATGAGGTTGATGTAAATCAACGTATTGCTCAGAGGTTGGAAGAGCAACGTATGGGTACATTACCAGAAGACAGGGTTGGTAATTTGTTTGGTTCTGAAGTACGAGAAGGTGAGACTTTAGAGCAAGCAAAGTTCCGCAAACAAGAAGAACAGGCAAGGTTTATCCTTGAGAATGATTACAATCCTCAAACAGGTAACCCAGCTAACCAAAAAGATTATGCTGATGCTCGAAAAACTATTCGTGAAGCTGAATCGCGGATGAGAGCTACTACTGTTGGTCCTAAGAAGCAAACAGATGTTGTTAAATCAAGGCCGGAGCTGTTTCAACAGCTTCCACCTGAACCTATGCCTAGCCCAGTTCAACCAAAAATGGCTCCTACTACACCTAGACAGCCACAACCAGTTCAGCAAAAGGTGGTGAAAGTTATCCCTCGTGGGGTTCAACAAAAAGGAGGTAAGGTTAAATACCAACGACAAATGGTTCGTAATCTTGCTGTTGCTGGTGTTGGTAGTCTTTCTGTGCTTGGTACTGCTGCTTCTGCGGTTGAAACTGGTATGAGAGCAGGTATGGCTGCTGAATCATTTCAACGTGGTGATATTAGAGGTGGTCTGATGGATGTTGGACAGACTGTATTGTCAGGTTTGTCTACTGTTGCAGATGTTGTTCCTGGTATTGGTGAGGTAGTCTCTACTCCCGCTGATATTGCTAACATTGTTATCGATGAAGCAAGGATGGCACAAGAAGTAAAACAACAACAAGAACAAGCCCGTCAATCTGCTCAAGCAAAGAGTCGTGCACGTAACCTGAGGCGTGGTACTGGAGCTAGAGGACGCTAAACGCACCCTAAGTTGGACTCCGAGGTCGTCTAGACCGACTCGACGACCTTGAGCGATACCTAGGAGGTCCTACAACAGGGCCTCCACCCACCTCACGATAGAATACACCTATGGACTCTTTAACCCTCCTTCAAAGCGATTTTAAGCTCTTCCTTCAGGCGATGTGGCAGGAGTTAGGTCTCCCTTCCCCCACCCGTGCCCAATACTCCATCGCTGATTATTTACAAAACGGACCTAAACGTCTTCAGATCCAAGCTTTCCGAGGAGTCGGTAAATCGTGGATTACAGGCGCGTTTGTGTTGTGGACACTCTTCAATAACCCAGAAAAGAAGATCATGATTATCTCAGCCTCAAAAGAGAGAGCTGATAACATGTCGATCTTCCTTCAGAAGCTAATCATTGAAACACCGTGGTTAGAACACCTCAGACCTAAATCAGATGATTCACGGTGGAGTCGTATTAGCTTTGACGTTAACTGTTCACCACACCAAGCCCCATCCGTTAAGTCAGTTGGTATTACTGGACAGCTAACGGGTAGCCGTGCTGACCTAATGATCTTAGATGATATCGAGGTCCCAGGTAACAGTATGACAGAACTGATGAGGGAAAAACTCCTTCAACTCTGCACTGAGGCTGAATCAATCCTGACACCAAAGGAAGACAGTCGGATTATGTACCTGGGTACTCCACAGACAACCTTCACTGTCTATCGTAAGCTAGCTGAGAGGTCCTACAAGCCCTTTGTTTGGCCCGCTAGGTATCCAAGGAAGATTAGTCAATACGAAGGTCTTCTAGCTCCTCAGCTGGTGGCTGACATCGATAACGGTGCAGAACCTTGGGAAGTAACAGACCCCGATCGCTTTTCTAACGATGATCTCATTGAACGTGAAGCATCAATGGGTAGGTCTAACTTTATGCTTCAGTTCATGCTTGATACAAGCCTGTCTGACGCTGAGAAGTTCCCACTGAAGATGGCAGATCTCATCGTTACCTCCGTTAATCCAGATAAAGCACCCGAGTCAGTTGTGTGGTCCTCAGACCCTAAGAACGTGATCCGTGAACTACCAACCGTAGGACTACCCGGTGATTACTTCTACAGTCCAGTCCAACTCCAAGGGGATTGGGACAAATACAACGAAACAATCTGCTCAGTTGACCCCAGTGGACGAGGTAGTGACGAAACAGCTGCAGCTTATATCTCCCAACGTAACGGCTTCCTTTACCTACATGAAATAAGAGCCTACAAAGATGGTTACTCTGACAACACCCTTCTTGACATCCTCAAAGGTTGCAAGAAATACAACGTCTCCAAACTCGTTATCGAGACTAACTTTGGTGATGGTATTGTTGGTGAACTCTTTAAGAAACACATCGTCCAAACCAAACAAAACATTGACGTAGAAGAAGTTAGAGCTAATGTCCGTAAAGAGGACCGCATCATTGATGCCCTAGAACCTGTGATGAATCAACACCGACTCATTGTTGACAAGGGTGTTATCGAATGGGACTACTCCTCCAACAAAGACGCACCACCAGAAGAACGACTGCTCTACATGCTCTTCTACCAAATGTCTAGAATGTGTAGAGAAAAAGGAGCAGTTAAACATGACGACAGACTAGACTGCTTAGCTCAAGGTGTTAAATACTACACAGATGCAATGGCAATCTCTGCATCTGAAGAAATAAAGAACCGTAAACGTGAAGAGTGGAATGCAATGCTAGAGGAGTTCTTTGATGACCCCCAAGCCTCCGCTAATCACCTTGTCCTTGGGATGAACCTAGACCAACGAAGACAAGCTAAAGGTAAGACACACGGGGTTCCTAACTGGGTGTAGACCCCGATAACACCCTAAGAGGGGGAGCGGGAAGGGGACTAGAACCTCTTCAAGGGTGGACCGACTCCCCTTTTTCATTACTAACTGGATCAAGAACACCTTATTCTACTTATTCTCCCCACCCATTTGAATCTTGGGAATATTAGAACTACTATCCTACTGTCTATTATGACCTCCATCCACTCCGCTAAATTAGTTTGGGTCACACCAAATGCTGAAAATGTTATTGCATACTGTGCAAGAGTATCAAATCCATCTAATCAGACAAATTACGACACAGCCCCTCGACTCCTAAAATACTGCGTTAAAAATAAACACTGGAGTGTATTTGAAACAGTTAATATGTGTGTAGAAGTAAAGACTACCCGAAGTGTAGCTGCTCAAATTCTACGACACAGATCATTCTCCTTTCAAGAATTTAGTCAACGTTACGCAGAAGTCACAGAATTCCCACAAATCCCAGATCTACGTCGTCAAGACCTGGAAAATCGTCAAAACTCTATAAATGACGTACCTTCTGACAAAAAACAACACTTCCAAGACCGAATACATAAAATATTCACGCAATCGTTATCACTTTATAACGAAATGATAGAAGAAGGATTAGCAAAAGAATGCGTCCGTGACATCCTACCCCTCTCAACACCTACAACACTCTACATGAACGGTACATTACGGTCCTGGTTGCACTATTGTGACCTCAGAACCGCTAACGGTACCCAACTAGAACACAAATACATCGCAAAATCCTGCAAAACTCTCATACAACAGCAGTTCCCACAGGTCTATACAGCAATGTGGGAGCAGCCTTAAAAAAATGACAGAAATTTGTGAAGCCTATTCACGGTATAGCAGGGACGTCATATCCCCCCGTACGGCCCCCGGTAAAAACCGCTCTAGGACGTGGCTAATAAGAATAAATAACGACTGAGGCGGTGATAATAATTCATATCACGGGGGAATATCGATCTGCAAAGTGATAACAATTACTTAGCAAGGGGAATACCGGTTGGAAATGTTATGAATTGCTGACACATTTATCAATATCTCACACATCTGTCCGCCCTTCCCAATTCAGTTAGTGACACCAGCTAATCCATCCTCTAAGGCATCTAGAAGAGCCTGTAAGGCGGTTGTAATACTAATCAGGTACAATGTAGCACGCAGGGTATTGTTAATCGATACAGACGATCCTGGGTGGAGTGAATGAAAGGGAAGCGATAACACCCTAATACAGGGAAACAGCTTCTTGTTTTTTATTCAATTAGCGATAACACCCTAAGAGGGGGAAGAGCTGATTAGTTCTTCTATCTCCATTCCATCGTTTGGAAGCGATGTAAAAGAAACGGGGCATGACTGAATGCAATCATCAATTGTGATTGAGTAGGTGTATGTTCACTCCGTTGGTAGGCAAACAACATTAACCTTCAGGCAGTTAGTGTGAGTAGTTAAAACCAACCCTGTTAGTATGACGCAACTGGAACGGCGGCATCACCATCTTCTCATTTGACAGGTTTCGTCTCAGGCGGAGCCTATGCGGCGGAACTTCCTAAAGCCCTTCTATTTGACTTAGATAGAGAGAGAGAGAGAGTAGTTAGAGAGTAGTTAGAGTAGTGAGTAGTTAGAGAGAGAGAACAGATGCTAATCCTGTGGTCACCGGATAACATGATGTTAATAACATCTTTGTTATCACTAGACCTACCTATTATACATAGGCTGCACCTGTTCTTAGGTAGAGAGTAGTAGGGAGTAGTTAGAGAGTAGTGAGTAGAAGTGTATGTCTATCTATTCACACTCACGCTAACTGTAAGTCGGTCTAGACGACCTCTAATAATTAGATAGCAGTAACATACATCTATGTACTTATGAGTCCTGCTAGACCCATTAGACCTGCTGATACTGTATCAGCCTGAACTACGGGGAGAGCTGGGATGGGTTATGGTATGTACATCGATGGGGGAGGACCGCTTGAGTTTAATTAAAGACATGTTACATAAGTTTCATTCAGTTAATGAAGCTTTGATGCAATGTACTTCTTACTATGCTGAGTTAGATTATGATCATGATGTAGATAGTCATATGTTCTGGTTAGTTGATGGTTGTGGAGATAGGGATGGAGATCCATTCTATGACATCAATGATATGATTGATTATGTTAGTAATAACAGTGAGGTGGAGGATTATTTGATTGAGGTAGGAGTTTGAATAGATACTCACACCTCACCCTTCTCATTGACTCTATCCCACTCAAGTATGATAAAGATGGAGAGGTAGTAAAGGTAAAGGTAACTAAGTTAAAGTCTACAGTCAATCGCAAACGGAGGAATTGGTTATGATGTTCTTAATTGTATGTCAATGGAGGAGTTTGTTGAGTTTGTTGGGTAGTGAGTTTGTAGTGTGTACTAATTGGGGTGACCTCATGCAATACTAACGAGACTAAGGGGACTCAGTGAGACCCCTTGACAAGCCAGCCCAGCTGAGCTATGTTAGATGAGTGGTCGAACCCTCTAGGTCGGTCACAGTGCGAGCTTAGCGAGCTCACCATTCCTGACACATTAGTGAAGCGGTTATCACGCAACCCTGTCACGGTTGTATCACGGGTTCGATTCCCGTATGTGTCGTTACCTCTCACTGAGAGAGGTTTATTTAGATCACATGACCTCTACTAAACTGACTGGCCAAGCTCTTATTAATCACGTAGATAATGGCGAACTAAATGGTATGTCTAAGACTGAGCAGTGTTTAACTGCTGGGTATGTCCGTGATAATGGTAAGGCTGCTTACACTGAGTTTTACACTGAACTATTGAACGCTAAGGTTACGTTGTCACTCCAAGATTCCTGTGTTGAGGATGATGAGGGTTGGTATAACAACCTCTCTGAACAACAACAAGAGTTGTACGATGCAATTGAGGAAGGTTGTCCTGAGTTTCAGAAGTTGTCTACTGATGACTGCGATACGTTTATGTCTGAACTAGAGGACATTGGTATCACTACAGCTAATGAATTCAGTGATGCTTATTATGGGCAACAAGATGGATGGAATGCTGAGGCTGTGTTTGCTGAGGAGTTGTGTCTTGAATTAGCACCTGCTAATGTTGAGGATACTCCTTACTGGTTTGCTATTAATTGGCAAAAGGTATGGGATCATTCTTTGTCGTATGACTTCAGTACGATTGAGTTTAATGGTGCTACTTATTTCTTTCGTAATAACTGAGGTCAATGAAAATGTATCGAGTAAAATCACAGACAAAGAGTGGTTATCCTGATAGCCATGGTTACTATCAAACAAAAACTGAGGCTCAGGAAATTATCGATGAGTTAAGTAATCACTACTCTAATCGGAATACAAAATACTGGATTGTGGAGGTTAATTAATGTCTCTTGACTATTCAAAAACCAACACTCGCACTTTTGAGTTCTACAACCACAACGAACGTTATGAGGTAATGAATGCGTTGAATCTTTATCAACGTCATCTTGATGAGAAGGGGATGGATCCAATTATGGTACGTCCTGAAACACTCAATCGTTTGATTGATGACTTCCAAGAGTTTGTCCTTGCTAATTAATTATGAGTTACGAAGCTACTGTTGAGTTTAAGTTTAACTCAAAGCATACTGCAGAGTACCGCACTAGTTACAATCCTATGATTCCTGACTACATACCGGAGCAACATTTCACACTCACAGCACCTACTGCTGATTGGAACACAACACAGATGTTCAAGTTGTTTGAGAAGTTTATGTTGATGATGGGTTATGCACCACAGTCTATTATGTCTGGTGCTATGTCACTTGTTTTTAATGAGTGGATGGATGAAGAGGAACAACTGACCTCACTATGAATGAGGACCTTGACAAGAAGTTTAAGGAGATGAAAAAGCTTGAAGAAGCTATCGAACAAGCAAACGCTAATCTTGGCACTGGTAAGTGAGCTCGCACTAAATGAATTGGTTAAGCACTCATTCTTTCTAACGTTCTAATCGTAAAGTCGGACTCCGACAACCTATTACCTCCCGTTATTATGCCCGACTCAAAAAGTCGGTCGTCTAGACCGACGACCTCGTCACTCAATGATGATTACTTCATCAAGAATGCTATCCTTTGTTGGTTACATCACTATCCCAATCACCAATGGACAGGTATTTACAAAGAGTTAGCTGAACGTGATAGTTATGTCACCAAGTCGGACTCCGACGACCTCCAATCTCAACCAAATGAAACAAAACCTGTATCCCGCAAACAATCTCGGGGACGCAGTCGATCCACCAAACCCGTTGAATCTTAATGGACAATGCAATCCTCCAATATTTTCAAGACAAGCGACGGAAAGAGAAAAGAGAAAGGGCGGAGAAAGCCCGTGAGCGTACGCAACGCTCGGAAAAGGTTAAAAGCCTTAAAGAAGAAATTGCACGTAAACCGCTAGCTCTTATGACTAAACTTTCACCTGCTGCCCAAACTGTTTGGGAGGCTTTCAATGAAGATGAAGTTGGTGTCTTTGTTGACTATGGTGATAAGCTTGCCGCCGCCCTGCGAGCTGCTGCTGATCAGGTGGTGCCTCCCAACGGAAGTCGCAAGAACAATGAAATCCGATCTGAACTCCTCGCTATCGCAGACGAGTTTAAAGATCAGTAACCATTACCCCTTCCATGTCTGAAAACATCCAAGCACCTAATGGTGATTAAAAAACTATCCAGATGTAACTCGTGTTGAAGTTATTACTGACGAGGGGCGGGAGTTTGTTCGTTACGAATGTTCAAATGTCCAAGTGAGCCTTCAGGATGACGGACAAACAATTAAAGTTTTTCTGTTTAGTACCGAGGTCGTCTAGACCGACTTTATGATTGAAACCTTTTTAACCACCTTCACTAATTATGTTTCACACTCATTACGAAATGTACGATGTTATCCTTTCAGCCAGTGGCGTAGTTAACGTATTGGCTCAAGATACGGAACATGCAGCTTGGACTGCATTAGAGCTTAGTCTTGACCGTGAAGAGGAACTAATCGATGTACGGAGGTCTGATGAGTGGTAAGTCTAAACGTAAACCAAGGTATTTCTCTAACAACTGGAGACAGGTAAAAGCATTACCTGAAGAGATGATCCCACAACTAGAGGCTGAAGAGATCTTAGGGAAGAACTGGTCATTAGTTCCATCTAAGAATGTCATTATCCGTTGTGAGGATCGTAAATCAGGTAAGGTAAAGGAGTTCTCGTTTCAACGAGAGAGTGCATGTGTGAATCGCATTAAACAGATGCAAGACACACACCACATTGTTATTTGCACTGACGATATCGTTGGTGTTGTCCTTAATGAAGATGAAGATGAGTCTGATTACGATTGAACAGTTTGAGGAGCTTGCTGAGGATTACCCTGATCTTGCTCAATGTTATGACCTGAACCAACCTGACACTGAAGATCTTTATGGTGACACCTGTCCAGATCAATGAACAGATTGAATTAGAACGTGAAGCGATTCGTCATGGTGTTGATCGCCTATGTAAGAACACCAATGACTTAGAAGATAAGGAGTATGCTAGTGCTACGGTGTATGGTGTTGCTAGTATTGAACAACTTCTACCTCTTGTAGTTGAACGCATTGAGCAAACTAACAATCGTATACATCACGGTCGTACTGGTAGAGCTTTTGCTGAGATCAAACAATTCCTTGTTGATCTTGAACCGATGGCTGCTGCTGGCATTGCGCTTAAGGTAGCATTTGATAGGATATTCTCCACAAAGGAAGAAAGCCACAAGCTTGTTAATGTTTGTGAGGCTATTGGTCATGCGTTGGAGAATGAATGTCAGATGCGACATTATGAACGCAATGCACCTGGGTTACTTAATTGCCTAAAGAAGAACTATTGGCATAAGTCTATTGGCACCCAACAGAAGCTCACTGTTATCCGCACTATGATGAATAGGTGTGAGGTAAAGGAGTGGAAGAGTTGGGGTGTTGTCAATCGTGTTAAGTTAGGTGGGTGGTTACTTGATTGCATCATTGAGGTCAGTGGTTGGTTCACTAAACATAACAAACGTAGAGGTACGAAGACTGTACAGTATGTCATACCTACACCTGAGTTTATTCAAGTAAAAGATAAACTGATGCAAGATGCGGAGTTATTTGCTCCGTTAGCTTGGCCGATGTTGATCGAACCTAATGACTGGAGTAATGACACGAAGGGTGGTTACCTTTTAAATGAGGTAATGATGGGTCATGATATGGTGCGTAGAGGCGATAACACCCTAATACAGGGGGAAACACCAATCCAGTTTCTTAATAAGATACAGAAGGTTGCTTATTGTTTAAATCCATTCATTGTGGATGTAGCTGAGCAACTTTATAAACTTGAACATGCTGTTGGTAAGTTTCTTCCGATCATCAATTACGACCTTCCACCTAAACCGTTTGACATTGCTGACAACAGGGACACACGTAAAGATTACAGACGACGTGCGGCTGAGGTAATGAACCTTAATGCACAGCAATTCAAAAGGTCTTGTCGTACACGAATGACACTTGAGGCTGTTCAACGCTTCAAAGATGTTGAGCAGTTCTTTATCCCCTGGTCTTTTGATTATCGAGGTAGGGCTTATCCTATCCCTGCCTTTCTTACTCCTCAAGATACGGACTTTGGAAAAAGTTTATTGAGGTTTGCAAAGGAAGCATTCATGACACCTGAGGCTGAGTTATGGTTAGCATTCCAAGTCGCCACTACTTATGGCTTGGACAAAGCTACGATGACTGATCGTTTAGATTGGACACATAACAATCATAAGCTAATCACACTCATAGTTTCTGATCCAATTGGGAACATACATGAGTGGGAGAATGTTGATGAACCGTGGCAATTCCTTGCAGCTTGTGAGGAGTATTACCATTGTGTCATTGAATGCGACCGTCAGTACACTGGTTTACCTGTTGCTACTGATGCAACGTGTAGTGGGTTGCAGATCCTTGCTGGACTTGCAAGGGATAAGTCAACTGCTAAGCTTGTGAATGTCCTACCTAGTGACAAACCACAAGATGCCTATAAGGTAGTTGCTGAGACTGCTACACCGTTCTGTCCTGAATCAATCAGACCATACATGGACCGTAAGGTTGTAAAACGTGTGGTTATGACCATCCCTTACAATGCTAAACCGTATTCCAATCGTGGGTACATCAAAGAAGCATTGTTAGAGAAAGGTATTGAGATTGAGAAGGAAGATCTAACAAAGACAGTGACTGCTGTCAGACATGCTATGGATGAGGTTGTTCCTGGTCCTATGCGTGTCATGAAATGGATCGAGATTGAAGTGGATCGTGCAATCAACCAAGGTCATACTGAACTTAAATGGGTAACACCATCTGGGTTTGTTGTAAGACAGAAGTTGATGAAGAAAAACATTCAAGCCGTCAGTCTACAATTACTGGGACGGTGCAAAATGAATGTAGCTGTGGATGACTCCGATCAAGTTGATAAGAGTCATCATAAGAATGCAACAGCACCTAACTTGATTCATTCCCTTGATGCTAGTCTTTTGCATCTAAGTGTACTTCGTTTCGATGCCCCAATTGCATTGATCCATGATTCAGTCCTTTGTCGTGCTACTGATATGGACATTCTGTCCGGTTTGGTACGCGAAACCTACATGCACCTATTCGCGGAGCATGATTATCTACGAGACTTTGCGGCTCAGATTGGAGCCGAGAGTGAGCCTCCCATCATTGGAGATCTCGAACCTGAGTCCGTTATTGAATCCACCTATTTCTTCTGCTGATGTCCCGTACTATTTTTAAGACCGAACAGCCTGTGACTCTTGAGGGTTATCAAGCTGTACTGAAACCGTCCAAGTTTGGTTACTCTATGTCCGCTATTGTTGGACAAGATTTTGTTGATGAACTTGAATCTGATCGCACCACTACTTTGGAGTGGGCTAAGTCTAAACTGAAGAACCCGAAGCGTTCTACACTCAAGCCTGAGCCTTGGGAAGAAGTGTCTGATGGTAAGTATAAGGTTAAGTTCTCTTGGAATGACAGCACCCGTCCGCCCATTGTGGATAGCGAGGGCACACCTGTTACTAATTCAAACCTTCCGTTGTATAGTGGCTCTACTGTTAAGTTTGCCTGTTACCAAAAACCTTACATCCTGAAGGATGGTGTCACGTATGGCACATCCCTGAAGCTTGTTGGTGTGCAAGTGATTGAGCTTGGTAGTGGCGCTGGTGTTGAAACTAGCGGCATGGATGCTGAGGATGTTGCTGCTCTGTTTGGTAAGACCAAAGGGTTTGTGGCAGGTGATGAACCTGAAATTGAACCTGCTGGTGTTAGTGAAGACCTGGAGGATGACGACTTCTGATGGCATTTCGTTCCAAGCTTGAAGAAAAAGTAGCTGGTCTTCTTGTTGAGCTTGGAGTGAAGTATGAGTACGAAACAGTTAAAGCGAGCATGTCTATACACCAGACTTCATTCTACCTAATGGTATTCATCTAGAATGCAAAGGGTATTGGGATCCTGCAGACCGCCGTAAGATCAAAGCAGTCAAGACTTTACATCCTGACCTTGATCTGCGGATGGTCTTTCAATCTCCATTCAACACGATCAGTAAACGATCAAAGACTACTTATGCCAAGTGGTGTGAGAAACTCTCTATCCCTTGGACCTCTTACAAAAACATTCCACTCAATTGGTTAATCCCATGACTATGAAGCACGACTACGGCTCTGTTGGTTTTTATGAAGAGATGTTTAATGACATCCTTGCTGATGTAGAAAGTGAAAACGTTGACAACATCTACCAAGGTTTTTTGAACTCACTGGAAAGCTGGTTTAACTATCATGACAATGCAGCACGTAAATATGCAGCATTCCGACAGCGAGTTCGTGAGGCACTTACCGTGTCCTGAATGTGGTTCATCTGACGCAAACAGTTTATATAGTGATGGTCACACTCACTGTTTTGTTTGTCATCACCACACATTTGCAGGCGGCAGTGAGAATGTACCTATTATGAAATCTAATGCTCAACTCAAAGGATCAGCCGTAAGGTTGCAAAAGAGACGCATATCGGAAGCGGTATGTGAGAAGTATAAGATTTATAAAGATGGTGCAGTGTTGCGGTTCCATTACTTTAGTAGTGATGGTGTGCTGCTAGGTGCTAAGATCAAGACCAAATCAAAGGTATTTTCATACGAAGGTAATACAGATGGAAGCTTCTATGGACAACATTTGTTTCCCACCACTGGAAAACGAGTTGTCATCACTGAAGGGGAACTCGATGCCGCTTCGTGTTACGAGGCTATGCCGGGGTGGCCGATGGTATCTTTACCTAGCGGTGCCTCAGCGGCCAGGAAAGCGATTCAAAGGAATCTCCAATGGCTGCAGGGTTATGAGGAGATTGTCTTGTTCTTCGACAATGACGAGGCAGGCCGTAAGGCAACGGAGGAAGCAGCAAACGTATTACCACCTGGCAAGGTCAAGATCGCTTATCTACAAGGCGATTACAAAGATGCGTCAGATGCCCTCATTGTCGATGACACTGAAGCGATTCGTCGAAGCATTTGGGACGCAAGGCCATACCGTCCAGATGGGATCATTGAAGGATCTTCACTCTTAGAATTAGTTACTACACCCAATCCACCATCCAATCATGACTATCCCTATGCCGGGTTACAGAAACTGCTACATGGTATCCGATACGGAGAACTTGTCACAATTACTGCAGGATCTGGTATCGGCAAATCATCTTTCTGCAGGGAGCTTGCGACTACACTTCTACAAGACGGAGGACGGGTCGGCTACTTGGCTCTTGAAGAATCAAATCGTCGGACTGCACTCGGATTAATGTCTTGTGCCGTGGGTAAGTCCTTACATATTGGAGAACATACCCATGAGGAATTATCAGAAGCGTTTGATTCTAGCATTGCTAAGTGGAACCTCTATCTTTTTGATGGGTTTGGTAGTTTTGATCCTGATGTTATCTACAATCGAATTGAATACCTGGCTGCTGGGTTAGATTGTAAGGTCATCTTCCTTGACCACTTATCTATTCTGTTGAGTGGATTGGATGGTGATGAGCGACGGATGATTGATACTACCATGACAAAACTACGTTCACTTGTTGAGCGTACAGGTATTGCACTATTTCTTGTTAGTCACCTAAGGCGTACAACATCAGATCAGAACCATGAAGAAGGAGCAAGAGTTACTCTTGGACAACTTAGAGGAAGTGCAGCAATTGCACAATTATCTGACGCAGTTATTGGACTTGAAAGAAATCAACAGGCCGACACTGCTGGAAATTGTACGACTGTGCGAGTCCTTAAAAATAGATATTCTGGGGAAGTTGGCGTCGCATGTCAACTGAAATATGATCTTGAAACCTGTCGCTTTATTGAACATGAAACTGAACCCGAATTCAACCCCTCAACAGACTTTTGAATCCCCACATCAACAGGCAATGCTGACTCCTCCAAACCCTCCGACACCTGAGATGGTGAAGCGAGCTAAGTTTGTGGACAAGACGTACAAATGGAAGAGTAGGTAATGCTAATTTTTGACATTGAAACTGATGGGTTGTTAAGTGATCTTACCTGCATCCACTGTTTATGTGTCTATGATGACCAAACTAAGGAGACTCATGTATTCAACGATCAGGGCAATAAACACCCAGTTGTCCGTGGCATACAGATGCTTGATGAAGCAGACTGTATTGTTGGGCACAATATCATTAATTATGACATTGCTGCTATTCAAAAGCTCTACCCCTGGTTTGGATACCCTACTGTTTGCATCGATACTCTTCTGCTCAGCCGTATCTACCACCCGAATCTTCTTGAAATAGATAAAGACAAGAAGTGGAGTGACATGCCACCAGCGTTATATGGACGACATTCATTGGAGGCTTATGGCTATCGACTCGGTGAATACAAAGGTGAGTACGGAAAGACAACTGATTGGAAGCATTGGTCACAAGAATTAGAAAATTACATGGAACAAGATGTTAAGGTAACACACAAGCTTTGGAATCACTTTCTACCCTACCTGACTTCCTCCAACTAGAACATGATGCAGCAAGGATCCTTACCGCCCAAGAGCAACATGGATGGTACTTTGATGAGAGAGCTGCATGGGAGCTTACATCGTCTCTCCAAAGAGAACTTGAACAAACTTATCAAGTATTACGAGGTAGGCACCCTTACGTTGCAGGACCGGAATTTACTCCTAAACGAAATAATCGGACACAAGGTTATATCAAAGGAGCCTCATTTTGTAAACTAAAAGAACTCAATCCTACTTCACGTGACCACATTTCATGGCTACTCACGACCCATTACGGCTGGAACCCGACGAGCTTGACCTCTACTGGCAAGGCTATCGTGGACGAGACTGTCTTAAAGGCGATCCAGCTTCCTATAGCGACTCTTTTCTTGACCTCATTGGATATTACGAAGAAATTGGGGATGATATCGGAAGGCACGAACGCATGGCTGAAGCTTATTACGAGTGCTAGTCGAATCCATCACCACTGTTCAGTTGCAACCAATACTTTTAGATGTGCACATAGAAAACCAAACCTCGCCCAAGTGCCAAGTGACCCAGAGTTTAGAAAACTTTTCAGCCAAGGGCATTCAGGAATATTGTGTTATGGATATAAATTTGTTCCTGATTCTTAAGAAGGTCTTTAAGAAGGCTATTGAGGAACTTTCGCAGCAAACCAGGGCGCTTCTGAACTTTGAAGAGCCCGTGGTCAAGGTCTATCCACACCAGATAGCCTTCAACTGCCTGGCCCAGATTGACGTGTTTCTGGAGAACGGTTACACGAAGGAAGAGATGAAGATGGTAAACGAGACGAAAAAAATCATGAACGATCCTACGATAGCGGTTACCGCGACTACGGTGCGTGTCCCTGTTTTCTACAGTCATTCGGAATCCGTCAATATTGAGACTTACAAGAAAATCACCGCTGACGAGGTCCGCGAACTGCTTTCTAAGGCGCCTGGGGTTCTGGTCGTTGATGATCCGTCCGGGGAAAAATATCCGCTTGCGATTGAGGCCGCGGGAAGGGATGAAACATTTGTCGGCAGAATACGCGAAGACGAATCGATTCCCAACGGCATCAATCTTTGGGTAGTCTCCGATAATATAAGAAAAGGGGCCGCATTGAACGCTGTCCAGATCGCCGAAATACTGGCAAAGAAATTTCTATGAGGATAACCGGGGGAGAGGCCAGGGGAAGGACGATTCGTGTTCCAAAAGGCAGTCTGGTCCGTCCCACAACCGATCGCGTTAGGGAGTCTCTTTTTAACATCATTGCCGTCACTGCCGGCAGATCCTTCCTCGATATCTTTGCCGGCAGCGGAATAGTCGGCTTGGAGGCACTGAGTCGCGGCGCAACCGATGTCATGTTTATAGAAAAAGATCTACGACTTGCCGAAACGCTCAAGAGCACAATAGAAAGAATGGGATTTACAGCTAAGGCGGCGGTTATGGCCGCTTCGGCCACCAAGGCTTTGGAGAATCTGGTTTTAAGGGATAGGAAATTTGATATCATTTTTGCGGATCCGCCTTACAATAAAGGGATTGTCGC